CTGGTGCTGTTACAGACGCATCTGGATATACAAAAGTTCCAGTAACTCATGTAGTTAGTTCGGGATCATTTTCAAATTTAGATGGTGTTGGAGTACATTTTAGTTATTCTGGTGCTGATGGTTCAGGAGATGTTTCAACAAATGGAGTACAAACATTAACTAATAAAACTTTAACATCACCAAAAATAAATGAAGATGTAGTTATGTTATCTACTGCAACTGAATTAAATAAATTAGACGCATTAAGTAGAGGAAGTATTATTTATGGAAATGCAAGTGCAGCTACAGCAATTTTAACAAAAGGTGGTGCTAACACAGTATTAACATCAGACGGAACAGATTTAAGTTGGCAAGCTGTTTCTGCTGGTAGAACAGGAACTGTAGATTGGCAAACAGGATCAATTAAAACATCAACTTTCACAGCAGCTGATGGAGAAGGATATTTTGCAAATACTTCAGGTGGTTCTTTTACAATGAATTTACCATCAGGAAGTGCAGGTAATATTGTATCTGTTGTTGATTATACAAACACTTTTCAAACAAATGCCTTAACAATTTCACCAAATGGATCACAAAAAATTGGTGGAGAAAATGCTAATGTTATATTAAATGTAGAAGGACAATCTTTAACTTTTGTTTATGTTGATGATACAGAGGGTTGGAAAAATATTCAAGATTCAACCACTAATGCAATTGGAGATACTTTTATATCAGCTTCAGGAGGAACAGTTACAACTTGTGGAAATTTTAAAATTCATACATTTACAGGTCCGGGAACTTTTTCAGTTTGTAAGGTTTCTTGTACTGCCGCAGAAAATACAGTAGGTTATTTAGTAGTAGCAGGTGGTGGAGGAGCTGGACAAGCATCAGGATCAGGTTCTGGTGGTGGAGGAGCAGGAGGTTATAGAGAAGGTAGAAATGTTCCTGTAGATAATTTTACAGCTTCACCTTTAGTAGCAAATGCACCAACAAATGCAATTACAATTTCAGCTTCACCCGGCTCTTATCCAATTACAATAGGTGGAGGTGGTGCAACAGGCGCACCAGCTGCAAGAGGAGTAAGTTCAGTATTTAGTACAATAACAGCTACAGGTGGTGGAGGTGGTTTCTATTGTACTGGTGGACCATTACAACCGGGTGGTTCTGGTGGTGGAGTAGCTTATGGATCTCCTACTGCTGGAGGAGTTGGTAATACACCCCCAGTATCTCCACCTCAAGGTAATCCAGCTGGTGCTGCACCTAGAGTACCAACATTTTATGGTGGATCAGGTGGTGGAGGTGCTGGTGCTGCTGGTGGTGTTGGTAGTGGATCAAGTGCTGCTGGTGCTGGTGGTGCTGGTGTAGCAACATCAATTTCAGGTTCATCAGTTACAAGATCAGGAGGTGGTGGTGGTGGAAATGGAACTTCTGGACCATCAGGTGCTGGTGGAGCAGGTGGAGCAGGTGGTGGTGGAGCTGGTAAAAATCACGGCACTGCTGCTACAGGAGATTCAGGAACAGCTAATACCGGTGGTGGTGGTGGTGGTGGTGGTTCTCCGGGAGGAAATGGTGGAGCTGGTGGTTCAGGTATAGTAATAATAAGGTATAAATTTCAATAGATAAATTATGGCACATTTTGCAAAAATAGGTTTAAATGGAAAAGTTCTTAAAGTTTTAACACTTAATGACAAAGATATGTTAAACGCTGATGGCGTTGAAGATGAAACAGTAGGACAACAATATTTAGAAAGACACAATAATTGGACAGCAGAAATGTGGATTCAAACATCTTACAATACATATCAAAATCAACACAGATTAGGTGGAACACCTTTTAGAGGTAATTACGCAGGTATAGGTTATACTTGGGATGAAGATAATCAAATTTTTTGGTCTAAAAAACCCTATTCTTCTTGGGTAAAAAATATGACAACTGCAAGTTGGGATTCTCCTATTGGTAATCATCCAGAATTAACTGAAGAACAACAATTACAAAATACAGAACAAACTCACAGATGGTATTATGTCTGGAATGAAGAACAAACAATTTGGGATTTGACAAATAATTTAGCTTAAATATATTCGCTAACGTGGGAAAAAAATATTATTTTTTATCAGGTTTTCCAAGATCAGGAAATACTTTATTATCTACAATATTAAATCAAAATCCTACTATAGCAACTACTGGTCATTCTTTTATACCTGATATATTTTTACAATTAGAAACAATTAAAAACTATAATGTTACATATAAAAATTTTAAAACAACTGATAACTTAAATGAAATACAAAAAAATATATTTAAAAATTTTTTTAATAATTGGAAACAAAAAAACATTATAATAAGATCAGAATGGTCAACTCCTTTTAATTATAGTATGTTAGAAAAATATTGTCCTAATGAAATTAAAATTATTTTTTTAATGAGAGATCCTATAGAAGTAATTAAATCATTTTTAAATTTATGTAATAAATATCCTGATTTTTACATTAACAAAACATACAATAGTATAGATCCTACAACTATATATAAATCAGAGATTGAAGAAAAAATAGAAATTATAACTAAAAAAAATGAATATTTTGATATAGCTTGTATGTCTTATAAATTTATAAAAAATAAAAAAAATGTTCTTGTTATTGACTATAATAACTTAGTAAAAAAACCAAACGATACAATTAAAAAAATATATAATTTTTTAAAAATACCAAAATTTACACATGATTACAAAATTAAAAATCAATTTTCTATAAATAATATTTCTTATGATGATTCATTTATAAAAGCACCTTTACACATTATAAGAAAAGGTAACATTAATAAGATAAATTATAATATAAAAATTCCTAACTATATTGTAAATAAATATAAAAATTTAATATAAAAAATATTAGATATGCAAAAAAAAATATTATCAGAAATAAATTTAATTTATGGTGATGTTTTAATGCCGAAAGGTTTTGAAATAAACACAGATAAATTATCTACAGATACATTACAATCACAAATAAAAAATAAAGATTTTCCATTTTCAAGAACTTGGGATATGTTAAATACTTATATTAGGGATCATATTGGTGCTGAGTATGATATTAATTTAATTAATAAAGAAACATGGGGAAACATTTATAAACCTAACGAAATTACTATTCCTTTGCTCAACATAAATCCTGTAGATTTAAAAAACTCACCTGATTATACTTGTTTGTATGGCACAAAAATAAATAAATGTATGGTTACAATACATTATGAAGATAACAGAAGAAAAGGAAGAACTTGGGATATGGAACTAAAAAATAATCAATTTATTATTTTTCCTTCTACTTGTATGTATTATTTAATTAACAATCAAAAGGATAGTTTAAATTTTGTACAAACAATAACTTATGAATATATCTAATTACTATTGGTATTTTAAATCTGCATTAACACCTAAATTTTGTGATGAAGTTATTAAGTATGCTAACAATCAAAAAGAAGTTATGGCAAGAACTGGTAGTTATGAAAATAAAAAATTAAAAAAAGAAGAAGTATTAGATTTAAAAAGAAAAAGAAACTCTGATTTAGTATGGCTTAATGATACTTGGATCTATAAAGAATTACATCCATATGTACACGAAGCAAATAAAATAGCTGGTTGGAACTTTGAATGGGATAGATCAGAATCGTGTCAGTTTACAAAATATAAATTAAATCAATATTACGATTGGCATTGTGATAGTTGGGATAAGGCTTACGACAATCCAAACACACTTACTCATGGTAAGATTAGAAAACTATCTATGACTTGTCAGTTAACAGATGGTTCAGAATATAAAGGTGGTGAGTTAGAATTTGATTTTAGAAACTATGATCCACACATGAGAGACGAATCAAAACATAAAGTGCAATGTAAAGAAATATTACCAAAAGGTTCTATTATTGTGTTTCCTAGTTTTGTATGGCATAGAGTAAAACCAGTAACATCAGGTACAAGATATAGTCTTGTAGTGTGGCATTTAGGAAAACCCTTTAAGTAATATGTATATAAATAATTATTTTAATACAACGATTTGGTCAGAGCAAAAACCAGAATTTATTAAATCTTTAAATAAAGCAAGTAATAAATATATTAAAAAAGCTAAAAATTTACCAGAAGCTAAAGCACACATAAAAAAATTTGGAGATTTTGGTAGAAGTTATCATTCAACACCATTAACAAACGATAATGATTTTTTAGATTTTAGAAATTATATAGGTCAAAAATCTTGGGAGTATTTAGATCATCAAGGTTTTGACATGTCACAATATACAACTTTATTTAGTGAGATGTGGGTACAAGAGTTTGCTAAAAAAGGTGGAGGTCATCATTCAGCTCATGTTCATTGGAATCAACATGTATCAGGTTTTTACTTTTTAAAATGTAGTGATAAAACTTCTTATCCTGTATTTCACGAACCAAGAACTGGTGCTAGAGCTACTAAATTAAAAATGAAAGATCAAAAAGGTGTATGGGGTGGATCAGAATTAATACACTTTAAACCTACACCGGGTACATTAATTATATTTCCGGGTTACTTAGAACACGAATATGCTTTAGATTTTGGTATAGATCCTTTTAGATTTATACATTGGAACATACAAGCTGTGCCAAAAGAAATGGTTAAAGATGTTTAAAAAAAATAAATATGCAGTTATTAAACAAGCTATATCAAAAGATTTAGCATTATTTTTATATAATTATTTTTTAATGAAAAGACAAGTTTATGATACTTGTATAAAAAGTAAATACATTTCACCTTATGAAGTTATGCTTGGATATTATGAAGGTGCTAATGAACAAATACCAAATACTTATTCTTGCTATTCTGATATTGCTATGGAAACTTTGTTATTAAAATGCCAACAGGTAATGGAAAAAACAACAGGACTAAAGCTACAACCAGCTTATACTTATGCAAGAATTTATAAGAAAGGTGATGTTTTAAAAAGACATAAGGATAGATTTTCTTGTGAAATATCAACTACCATGAATTTAGGTGGAGATAAATGGGATATATACCTTGAACCCTCCGGCAAAGAAAACATGAAAGGTGTTAAGGTTTCTTTAAATCATGGTGATATGTTGGTATATAGAGGTTGTGAATTAGAACATTGGAGAAATAAATTTAAAGGTAAAGAATGTTGCCAAGTATTTCTTCATTATAATAATAAAAAAACTAAAGAATCAAAGTTTAATCTTTTTGATAAAAGACCACATTTAGGACTTCCTTCTTGGTTTAAAAAATGATAATAAAAAAATGGGATGAATAAGCACCACCTTATTTATCCCTTAAATATTAAAATTATTTATTATGAAATTTATGCTTATGCTTTCAGTATGTTCATTTGTTACAGGGGAATGTAAAGACCCAGTAAAACATCAAGAAACTTTTGACACTTGGAAAGAATGTGCAATAATAGCTTTAGATACAAGTATACAATATTTAGAACTTATGAATACAGATACAGTAAATGAACTTCAATTATCAACGCAATATACTTGCAGACAAGATAAA